ATCATTTATGCATGAAGGTCAGATTGTTGATCCTTTATCCATAGCTTTGAATTCTTATTCGCAAGTTGAGTTACCAGTGGAAGATATGAGTGTTTATTCAGATTTAGTTGAAGGTTATTTTGATTTTCATTATAATCCTATTGAGTGTGCTAAATTTAAGCGTATTTTAACTAAGGATGAAGCTCTATCTGGGTGCTACGATTTATGGGTGCCTCCTATTGACGCTACTACTTCTAGTGGTTATCCTTTTTCTCTTGAAGGGGGAAAAGGAAAAAATATCTTTGTCAAGACTATTATTAACAAACATGTATTCACCCCTCGTGGAAGTGAGGTTGTTGACATTTTACTTGATAAAGTTGTTAAGAGTCAACCGTATGAAGTAATATGGATGGATGTGCTCAAAGACGAGACGCGTCCAATAGCAAAAGTATTGGCTGGTAAAACTCGGATTTTCTCCACTTGTCCTTTTGATTATCTTATCGTTTTTCGTATGTATTTTGGTGCGTTCTTTGGTTATATGCAAAGTCGCTGTTTAGATACCCCTGTGTCAGTTGGTATTAATCCGCATTCTATTGAATGGCAAAGCATATATGAGCATTTTCTTCATGATCCTGCTCGTGCATCTTTGTTAGCAGGTGATTTTAGTAAATTTGATAAACGACATTTGAAACCAGTGAGCAAGTTAATCATCGATTATATTAATCATTGGTATTCTGATGGTCCTGCAAATGCCCAAATTCGATTATCCCTAATGGAAAAAGTGTGGTATTCTAAGCATTTAATATTCCACTATTATTTCATGGTAATTGGTGGTATGCCTTCAGGATGTCCTTACACGGCACAACTAAATTCTATGTATCAGTTAATTTTGTGGTTGGTTGTCGTTACCCAGGATTTTAAATTGAGTCATGAAGCCATGCGTATTATTGTGTACGGTGACGATAATATTGTTTTATTGCCCATAGCTGGATTGAGGTGTTCGGACTTTGCCCCTCATTTTATGCGTAGATTTCATTTGGATTATACTCATTTTACCAAAGAGGAATCATCTTCTTTTGATACAATTAATACTATCAGATACTTGGGAAGATCGTTCTTTAAATATGGAAATAGAATTTTGGCTCCTCTGGAGTTGAGTACTATTTACGAAAGTATTTATTGGAAAAAGAATTCTCTCGAACCTGAACAACATTACCCATCTGTTGTATCAAACTACATTATGGAGCTTTCTCATTTTCCAGAGAGAATATTTGAGGAAGAAAAACAAAAGTTGTTTTCAGAACTTACACGCAAATTTGGAGCAAATAGCGTTAGTGTCTATACTAAAACAACTTATCCATACAAACTTTATCATATTAGACACTATATGACAAATCATTCCCAGATTTTGTCTTATCATGAGTCCGTTTTTAATTTCGAGACTCATAGCTCTGTTACATCCCATGTGAGATTGTCACATCCTACGAACTTAATTCCTGAAAATTATCAGATTCATCCGTCAGATAATACTGACATGACCACCAGAGGTGCTAAAGTTGTTACTACGACACAAGAAGTTCCTCTTGGTGACTACCAAGATGCTGCTCCTGTTACAGCAAGCTCAGTTAATTCTGAACTCTTACAGGCGCCATATCAAAACAACAACATGGAAATCTTTTCGCTTAGTGAAGTTTTAAATCGTGAATTCCTTGTAGCTTCAACTACATGGGGTACAGGTTCCGTTGCTAACACAACTTTGTTCACACTTGATTTTCCTAAAGTTTTGTTTGATCAAACATTTATCGCTGATAAGGTTAAGAATTTCCGTTACTTCCGTGCAGGAATTCGATTATCTATTCGCATTTCAGCCTCCCAATTTAATTATGGGGCAATCATGTTGGCTTATATTCCTGATTATGATGAGGATGCATATCATCCTGATCGCATTGGATACATTGCCCGTATGAGCGGTTATCCCCATGTGATAGTTTCCGCAGCTCAGAGTGAAAGTACTGTTTTTGATATTCCTTTTATCCATAGTCGTCGCGCTTTAGATATTATGACTTCTGGTACTTTTAATCGGAAGATGGGTAGTGTAATTTGTAAAGTTCTCACCCCTTTGACAAACATAAACGCTCAAATTACGAGCACACGTGTATTTGTTACTGCTCAATTTTTAGATGCTGAGTTATATGGTCCATTTCAGCCACAAAGTGCTAAAAGTGAAAGTACTCTTAAATCGTCTAAAGGCGTTATATCTTCATTTTTAGAGAAAACTGCTTCGGTTGCCTCTATATTAGGTACTGTTCCTCTCGTTTCTCACTACGCGAATTTATATAGTAGTGTGGCCAAGGATGCAGCATCTGTAGCACGTATTATGGGCATGGATAAACCTACTAGTTTGGCTAGAACTGATATTACTAAAGTTAATCCATTTAGCGACATTCCAAATTCTAAAGGAATAGATTGCTCCGTGAAATTAAGTTTAGATCCTGAAAATGGCATTAGCACCACACCAAATGTTGCTGGAGTTTCAACTGATGAACATATGATAAACTATATAGCTGGTACGCCGACGTTGTATAAAGTTGCCACTTTTTCTGAAACAAGTGTTATAGGATCGAGTATTGAATTATTTTCTACTGATCTGGACACAGTTGGTTCCACCGGTTCATTTTTGTACGCTCAAGAATTGTTTAAATATTTCCAATATTGGTCTGGTAGTTTCAAACTTAAAGTTTATATACATGCTTCTAACATGCATGCAGCTCGACTAGTGTTTTATTTAAACCCTACTTCAACAGCGACAAATGCATGGCAGTCTTGTTATCACATGGTTGTTGATGTACAAGGAGATACTGAGGTTGAATTAAGTGTTCCATATTTTCCGCACACTGTTATAGCTGATGCTAATGTTGGAAATACTAAATTGTTCGTCTCTTTGGTGTCATATTCGCAACCTACTCCTGGTGTTGTTACACCCATTTATCTCAATTGCTATGGTGCCATGGGTTCTGATTTTGAGTTATATGCTCCTGTAGATAAAATCTTTTCTACGACTTTTATTCCTCAGTCTAATCCGCGTTTGGACTTTCAAAAGGATTTTCCTTATATTCATCCAAGTATGACTGGTTACAAAACTTCTGGTTTCGTTATTGGTGAAAGAGTCACTACCATAAGAGATTTGATGCACAGATATCAACCTGTTGGACCTGTTGGAGTCGGTACCAGGTTGTTTCCTCGTCCGACTTATTGTGGTCGTGGAAATTTAGGTACTGGATTATTTATTGGACTAGAATCATTAGGTTTAATGTTTCGTTATTACCGTGGTTCTGTTCGATTTAAAATATTACAATTGGATGAACTTTCTAGATCTGTCCTTGTTTTTAGACAAGATACAGGTGCAGCCACTAGTGCTTTTACCGCCTCATCAAGTTCCAACCCCTTGGTAGAATTTGAGGTTCCCTGGTACGAGAAAGCCTTATATTTGAGTACTTCTCAGAACAATGAACCTCAGTACACCATTGCTCAACCGAAAGGTGATGCTGTTTATGAGGTTAAGGCCGCGGGAGATGATTTCTCTTTTCATTTCCTATGTCCTCCACCTTTAACCGATAACCCCTCTAATGCCTTTGTTGGGGTTTCCGGTGTTGTGAATTATTTTGCGCAAGCAGTGTAATTTCACTTTTTCTTATTTTTTC